TACAAGGGTCCAACTGACCAAGTACCGTAAGTCTTTATTGGGTAATGCAGTTGAATAGAGATTCATTATAACCACTACACTTCAAAAGTAAACCGCTAAAAATAAATGATTTTATGGTTTACAAGGCGAAGCAATATGGTATGATTGACATATGATTCTAATTGACTATTCCGGAATTGCCATCTCCAACATCTTTGCTCAAAAAGTTACTGTCTCCGAGGATATGGTACGCCACATGATATTGAATAGCCTCCGGATGTACAATCTCAAATACCGCAAGGAATACGGTACCATGATTCTTGCGTGCGATGGTGGTTCGTGGCGCAAACAAATCTACCCACAATACAAGGCCAACCGTAAGACCAGCCGTGACGCCAGCGGTCTTGATTGGCAGGAATTCTTCCGTATTCTTGGTATGGTTCGTGACGAGGTCAAGGAACACCTTCCCTACAAAGTAGTTCACATTCAAGGGATCGAAGCCGACGATGTGATTGGTGCTCTTACCGAAAAGACTCAGAATTTTGGCGAGAATGAACCTGTAATGATCATTTCTGCCGATAAGGACTTCATTCAGCTCCAACAGTATTCCAACGTCCGTCAATTCTCTCCTATGACCAAGGCTTTCGTTAAGGAGAAAGATGCCACTCAATATCTATTCGAGCATATCATTCGCGGTGATTCTGGCGACGGTATTCCCAATATCCTTTCTCCCGACAATACGTTTGTCGACAAGATTCGCCAGAAGCCTATTTCCGCCAAGAAAATCAAGCAATGGGGTGCTTCACGCAATGCTTTGGATAAGGTAATGGATGAAGTCACCTACCGTAACTTCCAACGCAACCAAGCCCTCATTGATCTCAGCAAAGTTCCTCAGGACAAGAAGGCTCTTATTATAAATACATTTGAATCGGTGAAACCCAATTCAAACGTCCTAAACTATCTTATATCAAAACGATGCACTCAACTTATTGAATGTGCAGAGGAATTTAATTCACTATGAAACTTGAAATCTACGAAATCCTTGAAAAGGCTGCCGCTGCTCCAACGAGAGTGGAGAAAATCGAAGTGCTGAAAAAGCACAATTCACTTGCCCTTCGTGATATTCTAAGAGCCGCATATGATGATTTTATCGAGTTCAGTCTTCCTCCGGGAGCTCCTGAATACAAATCAAATATGTCGAAGGAAGGTATGTCTCCGACCTCACTCCAACGCCAGACCACAATGATGACGTACTTCGTAAAGAAGGGTAAGGGCGATACATTGATGCCTGTGAAACGTGAACGTATGTTTCTTCAGGTCCTTGAAGGTATCCATCCAAAGGATGCAGAGATTCTGATTGCAGTTAAGGACAAGAAGTTTGCTGGAAAGTTCAAGGGTATCACTAAGGCTTTGGTCCAAGAAGTTTGGCCAAAACTTATTGCAATCTAACATTTTTTTGAAAGGCGCTCTTGCGTCTTCTATATCATGTCGGGTAATAAACAACCATAAACACATGATCGCTTCACAACTGGAAAGACTTAAACAAGACCACACTGATTTAGACTATTACATCCAGAGATTGCAAAAAGAAGGAAACACCCTATCCATTATCAGTATGCAAAAGAAGCAACAGTTTATTAAAGAAGTGATTGAAGCTCTTCAAACAGAAGAGCTTATACAAGTAACCTAATTATTGGTTTACATTTGACTATATCCGTATAGGATATACACTTCATCATGAATATCTTTGTCTTAGACCGGCACCCCGTCATTGCTGCACAACAGCAGTGCGACAAGCACGTCGTCAAAATGATTGTTGAATCGGCACAGATGCTCTGCACCGCGCATCGTTTGCTCGATGGTACAATGCGCGAGACCAAGAAATATGTTGCCGGTTCTTTTCCTGTCCGTTGGCGCAAAGGTAAAGAATGGCTGCTTCCGAATTCCGAAAAAGACACCAAGTTCTACAAAGCCGTTCATATGCACCATCCGTGCACCGTATGGACCATGGAAAGCATTGCGAACTACGAATGGCACCACCAGCACTTCGAGGCTCTTTGCAACGAATACACCCATCGTTACGGCAAGGTCCATAATACCGAAAAACTGTTACTCGAGGATCTAATTGATCCACCGGTTTCCATTCCCAACGGACCCATGACCCAATTCAAGCTTGCAATGAAATCAACTCCAGAATGTATGCACCCCGACGATCCAGTTCGTTCGTACCAAGAATTCTATCAGACCAAGCAAGCTCGTTTCAAAATGACGTGGACCAAACGCGAAATTCCAGAATGGTTTAAAGTACAATAAAATGCCCAACTACGACTATAATTGTAAAGAGTGCGCCCACGAGTTCACCAAATTAATGCCCATGGACGACCGCAATAAGCCTCTCACAGAGGAATGTCCATCATGCCATAAAGTTGGTACGGTTGTTCGTGGAGTCACCGCGGTCCAATTGAATTACTCTGGATACAAGGACATGTATAACCGAGCCGGCAACGGTTGGAAAGAAATACAACAGAAAATCAAGAGAGGTTCGGGTCGTAAAAACTCAATCAAAACAAAATAATCTCATGGCCAAACAGAAAAATAAGCAAAAGCAAAAACAACCAGCAACGATTTTTCCATCAATTCGTTATGATAATTTGAGGGTTATCGAACCGCTTACACAGACCCAAAAGAAAGTATTTGCGGCGTACAAGAAAAAGAATCATCTCTGCCTTTCTGGTGCTGCCGGCACGGGTAAGACTTTTATGGCACTGTATCTTGCTCTTGAGGAAGTAATGAAGGGTGAATCTCCCTATGAGAAGATCATTGTCGTTCGTTCGATTGTTCCAACTCGTGATATTGGATTTCTTCCTGGTGACCGAGCCGAAAAGGAAGCAACGTACCTGTCTCCTTATATCGGTATCCTTTCGGAACTGTTTGGTGATAAGACGGCGTGGAATAAACTCGTGGCCAAAGGAACCGTGGAATTTCTTACCACCTCATTCATCCGTGGTATCACTCTGCGTAAGTCTATTGTTATTGTGGATGAAATGCAGAACCTTACTTTCCATGAACTTGATTCGATTATTACCCGCCTTGGCGAGGATTGCCGATTCATTATGTGCGGCGACTATTACCAATCCGATCTTGAGAAATCCAAGGATAAGAGCGGTATTGTAGACTTTATGAAAATCATTTCGCAGATGAAATACTTTCACCAGTCAGAGTTCGGCTGGCAGGACATAGTACGGTCGGGAATCGTACGTGATTACATCATGACAAAAGAACTCATCCGTAAAGAAAAATAAGATATATGTACAACAAAGGCAAATCTGACGACTCGGACAAATTCGATCGTAATTTTCGTCGAGAGAATAAAAAGAAAAATTCTCGTCCAAATCGCAATGAGGAAGAAGAAGAAGATTTCCGTTTAAGCGGACCCATTGATGCGACCGAGGTTTTCAAGAGTTACGAAGAATACGAAGACACCAAATGATTTTTACGCGCAAACCAATCGATCTGGGATATAAGGATTTAATATGTGAAACCCTGGAAACAGGGCGTACATATCTAACTCCAAAGGGTACAAAATATCCATCAATAACCACGGTCCTGGGAATACTGAGCGAAAATGATATTCGTGCTTGGAGACAACGAGTCGGCGATGTAGAAGCCAATCGTATAGGTCGTAGGGCTGCTTCACGTGGAGAAGAAATCCACAAGATGGTAGAACGCCTCATCAATAATGAAACGCTGGATCCAAAGACCTATCTGCCGCATTTATGGCACACATTCAGCACAATAAAACCCATCATTGAAACAAGAGTCAATAACATTGCGCTTCAGGAGTGTCCTCTATATTCAGATCATCTCGGGCTCGGTGGTCGTGTTGATCTTATTGCCGAGTTTGATGGTGTCCTTTCAATCATTGACATTAAAACATCTAAAAGGTTAAAGGATAAAGAAGACATTCACAGCTACTTCATGCAGGAAACAGCATATGCAATTATGTTCGAGGAGCGTACTGGTATTGCTATTACGAACATTGTGACTGTTATGGCCATTGATGAAAATGAACCTCGAGTCTTTAAGGAACACCGTGATAACTGGGTGAAACCTCTCCGCGAAACAATTGCCGAATACACCCGTAGAAGGATCTTTGGTACCGTATAAATAAAACTATTATGATGAATGAACCTAAGCTTGGTAATCCATTTCTTGATATGCTGAATGTTGAAAAGAAGCAAACAACTTCTTTCACGGATAAACCCATCGGATATGTCCATGAGTATTATCTCGTTGGTGAAATCGAGGAAGCCTCGAAATATACCGAGTGGTTCAATCAGATTCGCCACTACCCTGAAAATGACTTCGTTAAGATTTACATCAATTCCTGTGGTGGTGATCTTTGGTCAGCAATTCAATTCATGCGCGTTCTCCGCGAATGCAAAGCTCCCATAATGGTTTCGGTCGAAGGTTCCTGTATGTCGGCTGCCACAATTGTCTTTCTTATGGCAGACGAGTTTGAAATCTCATCTCATTCAATGTTTATGTTTCACAACTATTCTGGTGGAACTATCGGTAAAGGCGGCGAGATGATCGACCAGATTAAACACGAACGCAAATGGTCGGAGAATCTTCTTACTGAAATCTATTCTGATTTCTTGAATCCAGAGGAGATTCGTTCAATTCTGGACAACAAAGATATTTGGATGGGCGGAGAGGAAGTCGTAAATCGACTCAATAAAAGAAAGAAAGCCCTTCAAAATAAGCGAAAAAAGACGGCAAAATAAGCATTATTTTATCTGATGTTGATGGTCAATCACTTAGTTAATTCTAAATGGTTTACTTTTTGTTGGTTTATTGTAGGATTATATCATGAAAACTAATACCATTCGTTGGTACAATGACAAAGAACAGTTACATCGCCTAGATGGCCCGGCTCTTGAATATGCTGATGGTACTAAATTATGGTATGTAGAGGGTAAACGACATCGCCTAGACGGACCTGCTGCAGAATGGTCTGATGGTTGTAACTTTTGGTATGTTGAAAATAAACTTCACCGTCTGGATGGACCAGCTATTGAATGTGCTAATGGATATAAAGAGTGGTGGGTTAAAGGCAAACCCCATCGCATTGATGGTCCGGCTGTTGAATATGCTGATGGCGAGAAAGAGTGGTGGGTAGAGGGTAAACTCATGACCGAAGAAGAGTTTAACGCACACAAGCTAGTTAAGGCTTGACCGTAACATTACCATGACATTAGCAGAACAAACCCGATACAAGGACGAGCCTAAGCCTGTTCCCGTAGCTCGGTCTCTGGACATAAGCCATATGATAATGGTGACATCCGAGGTAGTCCTCTCTGGGGCAATCATTACAACTCTTCTGTACCTAACTTTTAAATTCAAATTGTGAATACAACTCACGACGAAATCCCTCTAGGTTGGCACCCGCACTTAAATGGTGGCGGTCTAGTAGGAGGTACGGCGTATGTATCTGAAACCGTATATGTCGGTCCAGATGCCAAAGTGTATGGTAATGCCATGGTGACTGGTAACTCTAAAGTGACGGGCAATGCTTTGATCTATGGTAATGCCTGGGTCTATGGTAATGTCTGGGTCTATGGCAATGCGCAGGTATTTGGTGATGCCGAGGTGTTTGGTAATGTTGTAATCTATGGCAATGCAAAAGTTTATGGTAGGGCAACGGTGCGGGGCTATTCCAAGATATATGAAAATGCCAAAGTTTATGGCAATGCCAATGTGTCTGGAGACGACAGGCTACATGATTTCAGCGTGTCTATATGAGTATTTTTATCTGATGTTGAGTATCAACAACTTAGGACAATCTATTCCATTTACTTTTAGCCCATTTACTGTAGGATTGTATCATAATGAAAAACCCAACCTTCAAAGAGTATGAGTACAGTGTCACCAACATGGAACAGTTTGGCGTCTGGAGTATCGATTTTTGGTATGAAAGATCCACGGGATACCGCTTCTCGGCTCATGACCTTGTGATGTCTCTTCTCTCTGATGTTCAACATCTTATGGGTTCCTCCGAAAATGAACTTCGGGTCCGTTACATGATCAACCGCGCCAAGTGGGTGACAATGAACCACTTGGACAACAAGTGACAATCAACAACTTAGGACAATCTAAGTGATTTACTTTTAGCCCATTTAGTTTAGGATTGCATCATAATGAATAAAGACTTCGCATTTACAGTACGGGAATTCGACGAGTCCAAAGACTGGTCGACTGATGTGGGGATGTACATTACTTCTAGGACTAACAATGGGTGGCAGTTCCAGCAAGCGCGATACACTCCAGAAGAATTTGAAGCTATGTACCAGGCCATCCATAAGTTCCGAGAAGAGCATTTGAAACTTGACAACAAGTGATAATCAACAACTTAGGACAATCTAAGTGATTTACTTTTAGCTGGTTTTGTGTAGGATTGTATCATAATGAATAACACCACCATCTACGAGGTTTTTCGCATCCCAGGAAAGTTTTTAAAGAATAAAACGGAAGAAAAGATGCCTACGACTTTCCCAGCTGACTGCATCAAAGACGCCAAGAATTACGCTGAAATCAAGCAGAATGCCGCCAGCAACATTATCTCTGTGATTGATGGTGTCAGGACTTACTATTCAACTTTCGTCATTCGTGAATCTAAAAATGTCCAACGATAAAATCATTCAAAGTCTTATTCGGTCTGGTATTCTACCCGACCCCAACTTTGTCCCACGTGAGACCAAGGTCAATCGCTTTGGTATTATGATCTGGGACCATAAAACCGCCGGTCACTGCCAAGTGCTCAACGGTGAATCTTACTCCAATGCTCGCAAATACAACGTACCACGAAAAGGCTTCTCTTCAGTTGTTAAATCAATTACCGGATAGTAGAACGATGGTTCCGGTAGATGCTACCGCACGCACCACTCTGGTTCTTGATGGTTCCTACCAAGCCTATGCTTTCTTTACGGCACGTGCTGCGATGCGGCATATGATGAATGGTAGGGCTCACGGTATTGATGCCAGCGGCAATACTATTCCTTGGAGCGGGCGTTCTCCGAAAGAAAGCGCCAGCTATTCGTGGTCGACAAACACCATAGAACTCTTTGATAATCACCCCTGCCTGCGCTCGGCTCCCGACCGTATTAGTGGCGCCGAAAAGCAATGGGCGATTCCGACCATCGTTGCGTGTACCAGCCACTTTGGACACACTGTTCGTCGTGGTCAGCAAACATCGCTCCGCGGTCTTTACAGCATCTATAAGGGTACCTGCCAGTACTGTCTCAAGAAGATTCCTTTTTGCGTTGCGACTAAGGATCACGTGCATCCCAAGTCGAAGGGTGGCAGTAACGACGGCTTCAACCTTGTGCTTGCTTGTCGCGACTGTAATGCGGCAAAAGACAGCATTTTCCCCTATTTTGACATCAATGGTAAGGAAGTGATTCCAAAGAACCGTGTCCAAATCGGTATTCAGATTCCCGAGGATATGGGCATCCGCGAGGAGTGGAAACCATATCTCTACCTACAATAAGTGCTTTTGTTGACAATCAATAACTTATATCATTCTATTTGGTTT